CGTGCGCCTCGGCCTGATCGACGAGGTCCTGGAGATCCACGTCGTCGGCGGACGTCACCCGCAAGCGCCGTTTCGCCTGGTCGAGCGTGACAAAGATCGCCATCGGTTACCGCCGCGCCGTCCGCGTGTCGTCGTAGACCTGCTGCCAGTCGCGGCCGGCCGGGCCGGCGGGGCCGATCGCGCCGGGCGCGCCGTCCTTCCCGTCGCGCCCTTTCTTGACTTTCAATGTCCACGCCTGGCAGGCGCCCGGCTTGCCCGTCGTCGTCGTGCGGCAGTGCCATTCCGACCCGCCCGACGTCACGCTGTCGCCCGGCTCATAGGTGCGGCCCTCGGTCCAGACGTCGCGATAGAGCGGGATCGGGATCGTGAAGCTGCCGAGCGGCGTGACCACGGCGCCGCGGACACACGTGATCGTAAAGGTGCGCTCGCCGTCGTGCTCGACCCGCAGGTCGCCGACGCCGTCGGCCGGGCTCGCGGCGATCGGCTGGCGCACTTCGACCACGGCGAGCCGTTCGCGTGTCGCGGCCAGATCGTCCTTCAGCGCCGCCCAGGTCGATCGGGTCTCCTGGGCGATCGCGTCACAGTGCCGTGTCACGTACTCGCGCACGGTCGCGACGACGATCCGGGCGAGGCTCTCGCCGTCCGCGGCCGTCACGCCGCGAGCTCCTCGCGGACGATCCGCTCGAAGGTGGTCAGCCCGCCGTCGTCCTTCTCCACCGGCGGGGCCGGCGGGGCCGGTGTCGGCGTGGCAAACGGATCATTGGCATCGCGCGCAGCCAGCGCCTCGAGGGAGAACATCTGTTGCTGCATATACGGCGTGTGCCCCCCGGTCACCGGGCCGAGCCCGAAGTATTTGCGCCGCGCTTCATCTGGCGCCATGCTGCCAGAGCGGATGGCCTCCGCCGCGGCGGTCGTCTTGGTCGCCGTATCCATCCAGATCAAATCGTCGACATTGAACTCGGTGCCGTACTGCGTGCCATCGATCGGCTCGAGCAGGCCCATCCCCTCGTCGAGACTCGCCTCGAAGTTGGTCAGCAGCGATTGCACACATTGTGAGTAGTACTGCTGGAGGAGCGGCTCGACGTTGGCGTAGGGCGGCGGCGGCCCGACGCCGATCATGTAGGGCGGGATGTGGTAGCAGCTGCACACCGTTTCCGCCGTCCATTTCAACTGCTCGATCAGTTGCGCGTCGGCGGCGTTCATCGCCAGCTGCGTGTACTTGACGTCGGCGGTGAAGGCGGCAATCCGGCCGGCGTTCTCCGCACTCGTGAAGGTCTCGAAATCGGTCTTGAGCTGCGCGACCTGCTCCGCGGTCATCCCGGCCGGGCCGGTGATGATGCCGCTCGGCCGGGCCCCCTTGGCAAAGAATGTCGCCGAGCTGTTCTGAATCGAGAGCCCCTGGGTCGCGGCCAGCCCGCAGGCGAAGATCGGCGTCACGCCCACCAGGGGGTGGAACAAACAGACCATGGTGTCGTGGATGATTTCGCGCGCCGGGACGATCAGGGTGTCGCCGAGCCCGGCGAGCTCGCCGGAGAGATCATCGCGGCGCAGCTCGTAGTAGATGCCGCCATCGGGCGCCACCAGCGGCGTGACCCGGCCCGGGTCGAGCACATAGAGCGCGACCACGACGCCGCGCTGGTCGCGCTGCTTCAAGACGTAGGTATTCCCCCACATCAACTTTGACGTGATCCACTGCTCGATGAATTTGTTGATCGTCTGGTAGCGATTCGGCTTGCGGAGGACCGGCGAAAACGCCCGCGAGGTGGTCTCGATCCAGACGCCCTCGCGGGTCCGCTCGACCAGGCGCAGCGCCAGCTTGCCGATATCGGAGGCGATCAACGTGATGCAGGCAAACACCGCCGAGTACGCCAGGACCAGCTCGCGGCGCGTCTCGACGTTGTGCTGCCAGGCGCCGGTATAGGGTTCGCGGACCACCAGCGGCTGCCACCCGCCGCGGGTCGTGCCGGTGGCCGGCACGGGCGCAAAGGCCTTCGCGACGAAGTCCACGACCCGCTGGACGATCGGGGACATCAGGGCGCCAGCCCGGCGACCCAGGCCGTCCCGTCCCAGGACGCATCGCTGCCGTCGCCCAGGACGACCGATTGGCCGGTCGTCCACGCCGTCGTGGGCTCGGCGACCACGCCCGCCAGGTCCCCGAGCGTCGTCGGGACCGCGCAGCCCGCCGGCGTGAAGCTGCCGGGCGTGCCCGCCGTCGCGCCGGTCGCCAGGGGCGGCGGCGGCGCCTCGTCGGTCCAGCCGTCGATGCTCACAAACCCGATCGCGCGGAGCGTCTCCGCCAGCGCGCGATCGGTTACGGCGTAGGTGTCGCCTTCGCTGTGCGCGGTGTCGTTTTCGGTGTGATAGATCCGCGCGACGACGTCAACGGAGTCTCCGGCCATGGGGTTGCTCGCTCCGCGAACCGGGCGACCTCGAGCGTCTCGACCCACGCGTCGTCGACCTCGATCCGTTCGCCTAGTCGCGCATAACTACCGTTGAAATAGCCGTCCCGCAGGACGGTCATCGGGACGCCCATCTCAGGCCGCGTAGGTCGCCACGGTGTACTGGACCACGCCCGTGCGCGCCTTCTTCCAGTTGATGAACCGTTCGGCACGGAGGCCGACCAGGTTGTTCTGCCAGAAGTTGGTCAACACCACCGTGGCGTCGGGCGTGCCCATCGGCGCGCTATCCATCTGCACCGACGCCTCGCGGCTGATATCGATCGTCACGCCGCCGTCGTCCGCGAACATGATCTGCTCCGGCTTCATCAACGACACCGTCGTCCCGGCGGCCTGCGACGTGATGGCCTTGTAGCCCATGATCGTGCCGCCCTGCTGCCCCATGCCGGGGAAGAGCTGCTGCCCGAGCGGATTCAGGGCGTTGGTCAGGGCCGCGGCGTTGGTTTCCGACAGCACGAGCACCGCGCCCGCGGTCGAGATGTTGAGCGCCGTCATCGCGTTCGCCATCGCTTGAATGTCGGTGCGCGCATTGGCCGGCGTCGGGCCGGCGGACGTGATCGGCGTCACGCCGTTGGTCACCGAGCCGGGCGCCACGCCCGCGACCGGGGCCTTGCTGGGGTCGATGAACTCGAGATCGAGGAACGCGGCGATCCCGGCGATCATGTCCTTCCGGATCACTGATTCGGCGTCCGGTGAGGAGTTGCGCGCGAGTTCCTCGGTGATCACGATGATGCCGGCGCACTTGGTAATCCCCAGCGTGATGGTCGCAAACGCCAGTTTGCCGACCGGCTTGGGCGCGCCCTGGCCGACCCACTGATACGTCCCGCCCCCGGTCTGTGACGCCACCGACACGTTAAACGGGATCTTGAAGAACGTGTCGATCTTGCCGAGGATCGTTTCCGGCCGCAGGAGCGCGAGGAACTCGTTGGACAGCGGCGTGATCGGCGCCAGCGGCCCCGCCCAGGTGGCGTCGGTGGTCGTGCCGGCGGCGACCGCGGCCTTGAGCACCAGCTCCACTTCCGGCGTCGAGTCATGCCACCGCCGGGCATATTCGAGCGCCTGCATCGGGATGCCCTTCGACACCGCCAGCGCCTGGCAGTAGCGGATAAACCCGGTGCCCGGCTCGACGTTGGCCTTGACCGTGATCACCGGCAGGCCGGCGCGCTGCCGGCTGGCCTCGACGGCACTCCCCGCGGTAATCGGCGTCGCCTTGGTGATCGTCGTGGCCTCGAGCGCCTGCAAGCGCACCAGGTGCGCGTCGATCGACTTGAGCTCGTCGGCGAGGTCGTCGTACTCGACGGTCTCGGCCGCATCGAGCGTGGCGCCGCCCTCGGCCGCCTTCGTCATGATCGCGGTCATCCGCGCATGCTTGGCCGCCCGGCTGTTCTCAAACCCGCTGATCTGTTCGTTGATCGTTTTCTGTTCCATGGAGGCTGCGCCTTTCTGGACGCGGACAATCGGGAGAGTGTCCCGAACGCGGGACGGGTCACGGCCAGACGCGGCCAGGTCGAGCGATTTGATCGTGTGAATGGTCGCGCCGGCATTGGCCGGGATCGCGACGAGCGACAGTTCGAGAATTTCGGTTTTGAGAAAGCGTAGCCCGCCGGTCTTCTGGTTGACCACGTTCTGGAGCGATCGGAACCCGATCGACACGCCCGCGAGCAGGCCGGCCTTGATCGACGTCCACGCCTCCTCGATCCGGTCGCGCACGGTGCCCGGCTCCGTCACGATCGGCAGCGTCGCGGTAAAGGCCAGGCCGGCCGCGGTCGGCGCCTGGAACGTCACCGAGCCGACAGGTTTCTTCGAGTCGTGGTACAGCAGCAGCGGCAGGGGATTGGCGAACGTCACGCCGAGCGGTTCGACGACGTCGCCCATGCGATCGGGCTCCGGCGTCGAGGCGATCCCGGTGATCGTGCGGGTCTCGACGTCGAGCGCCTTGACGTGGAGGACCGCGTACGCGCGCGACAAACTCATGGGTGCGAGCCAGTCTGCGGCCCGCGGCGGGCTATGTGCGCCGAAACACCCGGCGATCGCGGTAGTCGCCGACGAATTCGTCGACCGCCTCGCGGATCACCGCCGAGACGCGCCGGCCGTTTTCGTCGGCCACCCGGCGCAGCTCGAGGCGTTGGGCCGGGGTGCAGCGGACGTGGATCGAGCTCGAGGCCGGCACGTCGGCGAGCCGGGGGCGCCCGGGTGGTCGTTTCCCCATCGTGGCCTCCGTTACCCGATCATGGTCATGGTATAGGCCGGCAGCGGCGCGGGCGCCTGGAGGCGCGCGACCTTGCGCCCGAGGAGCGCGGCGATCACCGGATCGATCCGCCCG